GGCACGGCGCTCACCAATCCTCAGCTCGCAGGTGTCGAGCTGTTCAATCAGTCCTAGTCGGGCGGAAGGGAGTAACGGACATGACCCAGAAGACCAGAGCCGCGAGGCAGTCCAACGCCGCCGCCGAGACCGAAAAGAGGGTCGCGGAAGCCACCGGTGCCGCTCCGCTCTCCGCCGCAGAGGTGGACGCGGCTCGCAAGGAAGGGGCAAAAGAGGACCTGAAGGAAGTTGCGAAGGAGCAGCATCGCTTCCTGACCGATGGCAACCTCGTCTCCACGACCGACGCGCGCCAGTTCACCGGCATGGACGACATCATGCAGTATGCCGGCCTGCTCGACCTCGGCGCCGACGACTTCGCGCAGCGTATCGAGAACGGCGGCCCGGTGCCGGAGGAGAAGGTGGCGGGCCTGCTGTCGCTCGAGCGCGCCGGCCGCAACCGCACACCCTATGTCCGAGCGATGATGAAGCGGCTCAAGGTCGACCATCCCGGCGAGGTCACCAACGCAGGACCCGGCTACACCAACGACGTTCGCCCGATCAGCGAACTCTAAGCGAGGCGGGGGCAGTGAGGAGGGCCGTTCGCCGGAGGTGCGGGCGGCCCTTTTCGTAGGAGCGACGAATGGCCGTCATCTCGGTAACCGACAGCGGAATCAGGAAGCGCGACATCATAGAGATGATGTTCGAGGAGTGCGGCTCGGCGGGCTACGAGTTCGACCGCACGCCAGAGGAGGTGTCGTCAGCCCTCCGGAAGCTGAATGCGATGATGGCGGAATGGCCGTTCGACCAGATCGGGTATATCCAGCCCATAAGCGGCGCGGGCGAGCCCGACGACCTTACGGGCGTCCCGGCCAAATACAATCAGGTCATCGCGCTTCAGCTCGCCTTGCGGTTCGCCCCAAACATGGGCGCGTCTCTGCCGCCGGAGAGCCGAGCCGCGCTCACACGATCGATGGCGCTGCTCTCCTCGGAAACCGCAACGATTACGGGCTCAAAGATCATCTCGTCCGTCTCGGGTGCTGGCAATCGGCGCCGCTCCGCCTTCATCCACGAGTCTTGAGATGCAAGTGCCGCTTCTCAGCGGGATCGCGGCAAGCGAGTCGGGGGAATTCTCGACTTCCTATCCCGTCAACCTCGAACCTGTGCCGATCGACAGCAAAATCTCGAAAGGCCAGCTTCGCCTTGCCTCCGGAACGACACCGTTCGGGGCCGGGCCTGGAATAGACCGAGGTGGCATCCTCTGGAACGACATCCTCTATCGCGTCATGGGGACGAGTCTCGTCAGGGTCAACGGCGACGGCTCGGTCATAACACTGGGCGACGTTGGTGAAGCCGGATCATGCGGGTTCGACTACAGCTTCGACCGGCTCGCCATTCGCAGCGGAGCCCGGCTGTTCTACTGGAACGGCTCAACCCTCACCGAGGTGACCGATCCCGACCTGGGGTCTGTGCGGGACCATCTCTGGATCGACGGCTATTTCATGACGACGGACGGGACTAGCATCGTTGTCACCGAGCTTTCCGACCCGACTTCCGTCAACCCGCTCAAATATGGCTCGGCGGAGGTCGATCCCGACCCTGTGACGGGCCTCATAAAGGTTAAGCAGACCGACGAAGTGTTCGTCGCCGGGCGCTACACGTTTCAAATTTTCCAGAATGTCGGCGGCAACGGGTTCCCGTTCCAGCCTGTTCGCGGCGGGACGATCCCCCATGGCTGCGTCGGGCCGACTGCCAAAACCTTGTTCGCAGGAAGCTTCGCCTTCGTGGGTTCGGCTCGAGATGAGGCTTTGGGCGTCTATATTGCTGGAGACGGTTCAGCCGCGAAGATCAGCACGCGAGCGGTCGATGACGCTCTGGCCGCACTTGAGGATCCTGCCTCGATCGAGGTCGAGCGGCGCGTCTACAGGGATGAGCAGAGGCTTATCGTTCACCTACCGAACGAAAGCTGGACCTATCTCCTGAAGGCCTCCGCCGCCGTTCAGGAGCCTGTGTGGCATCGCCTCCAGTCCGGCCTTGGCAGCCCCTATCGCCCGCGCAACGCCGTCCTTGCCTATGGCAAGATGATCGTTGGGGACGTAGGCAGCGCTGCCCTCGCCGTGCTCAGCGAGGAATCGGACGCGCATTTCGGCGAGACCTTCCATTGGGGCTTCGACGCAGGCCTCATCTATAACCAGGGGAAGGGCGGACTGGTCCATTCCATCGAGCTCGTCGGATTGCCCGGAAGAGGGGGTGACAGTCATCAGTTCCTCTCGATGACGAAGGACGGCATAAGCTTTGATCCCGAGCATGGGATCAGGGTCGAGGCCGGAGAGCGGCGGAAACGGCTTCAGTGGCGCCCGCACAGGCGGTTCAGCAACTATCTCGGCCTCAGGTTCCGCGGCTACGGGGGACTTCCAGGCTTTGCCGCTATCGAGGCGGATGTCAGGCCGCTGCGAGCATGAGCCGCATCCCCCGCGATGTGCTGCTGAGGGCGTTTCCGGGGCAACCTCGACTCGTCGCGGCGATGGAGGACTTCTTCACCGAAGCGGCGGCTGAGGTGGAACGCCTGACCGCCGCCAAGGAAACGGCGGAAGCGGCAGCGGGAGGAGTTGCCGGCGCGCTCGATCAGCTTTCGGACAAGCAGGCGGCCAGCGACAATCTGACGGCGATAACTGAGCTCCCCGTCGACCCCGGAGCCATAGAGCAGATATCGCCCGGGATATTCTCGGTCCGTCCGATCGATGCCGAAGACCGGCTGAGCCTCTTGACCCGCGACCTGGCCGACACTCGCTATCTCGGCGCCGCCGATCCCTCGCTGATGCCCGATGGCGACTATGGCGATATCGTCGTTTCGAGTTCGGGAGCGGCAGTCAATTTCGATCCCAGCGTCGTCACCCCTTTCTCACGCACCCTGCTGGACGATTCGAGCGCTGCGGCCTGGGGCGCTACTCTTGGACTGGCTTCGCTCGCTTATAAGGCGTCGATCAATGACGCCGACTGGTCCGGGGCCGACCTCGCGATAACTAATGGCGGGACTGGCGCTTCTTCCGCGCCTGCGGCCAGAACGAACCTTGGCGCCGAAGGTGCGATTTCCGCCGGCACGACCGCGCAATATTGGCGCGGGGATAAAAGCTGGCAGACGCTCGACAAGACCGTCGTGGGGTTGGCCAACGTCGATAACATCACCGACTCCGCCAAGGTCGTCCTCTCCGCCTCTAAGCTGACCACGGCGCGAACTGTTGCGGCCACGGGGGATGTTTCCTGGTCGGGCTCGTTCGACGGCTCGGCGAATTTTTCTGTCACCGCCACTCTCGCCACGGTCAACAGCAACACGGGCACCTACGGCGGGATCAAGACCAGCGCTCAGCTTTCGTTGGACGGAAAAGGCCGGGTAACCGGCGCTTCGGCGATCACGATCCAGCCCGATTATTCAAACATCGACGCGGTGCCGACGTCGCGCTTTCTCGGCCGAGTGACAGCGGGGACAGGTTTCGCTGAGGCCTTGACCGCCGCTCAGGCGAAGACTCTACTCGCGATCGCCTATGCCGACGTGTCCGGGCTGGGAACCGCCGCACAGAAGAATACAGGATCCTCAGGGAATACGGTCCCGCTCTTGGACGGCGCCAATACGTGGTCGGCTCAGCAGACCTTCTCGGCCAACCCCAGCCTGATCGGCGGCGGGCTGGCCTTTCCTGCGACGCAAGTCCCATCGGCCGACGCGAATACGCTGGACGATTACAAGGAAGGGACGTTCACGCCCAGCCTCACCTTCGCCAATGCCAGCGTGGGGATGACCTACGCCTTCCAGACGGGAAGCTACACGAAGATCGGACGGCTGGTCTATTTCCGAGTCAACATTGTCCTGACGGCGAAGGGGAGCTCCACGGGCGTTGCTCGAGTGGCAGGGCTTCCCTTTACTTCGGCGGCGTCGATTTCCGCCCCGGTCTCGGTCGCCTTGTTCGCGGTCAGTGCGTTGAACGCGCCTTCCGCTCGCGTTACCGTCAATGCCGCTACGGTCGCCCTCCAAAATTTCACCGGTACCGACAGCGTCAACATGACCGAGGCCAATTTCACTAATACGAGCACGATCAACCTGTCGGGCTGCTACGAGGTCGCCTGAGCCGCAAAGGACCAAAAGCCCCTTCGGCACGCGATAGATAGGATGCGCTCCAAAAGGGCGACGCATGGGCCTATTCTCACTAGTCGGAAGCTTCCTCGGTGCTGGCGCGCAAAAGAAGGCGAGCCACAAGGCCGAGCAGGCGATGCTCGCTTATCTCGACAAGGCGATCGGGGAGGAGTCTCGCCAGTACGACCAGACGCGCGCCGACTTCTCGCCCTTCCTTCAGACCGGCACTGCCGCCGTGCAACCGCTGGGCGACCTGGCGGGGGTCAACGGAAACGACAAATGGGCCACGGCGATCGAGCAGCTGAAGGCGAGCCCGCTCTATCAGTCATTGTTCCGAAGCGGTGAGGAGGCCGTGCTTTCGAACGCCAGCGCCACGGGCGGATTGAGAGGGGGCAATACTGAGCGCAGTTTGGCCGATTTCGGGTCGGATACTCTCGCCAAGACGATCATCCAGCAACTCCAGACGCTCGGCGGAGTCGCGAATATGGGGCAGGAGGCGGCCGGCAGCGTCGGCGCGTTTGGGGCGAACAAGGCGAATACCGTCGCGTCGCTCTTCGGAGATCAGGGTAGCGCCAGGGCGGGCGGCCTCCTCACGCGCGGCGGGATCAATGCCGGGATGTGGAACAATATCGGCGGTTTTCTCGATCAGGCGGTTCAGGCGGCCTTGGGAGGCATTGGCGGCATTCCGGGTGGCGGAAGTAACGTTATGGCTGGCCTGGGCGCAGGAACGGGCTTCTAATGGACTATATGGACCAATCCCGCATTCTGGCGGGCGGCCAGGCACTCGTTCCGGATTTGCTCGAGCGCGATCTTAAGATGCGCCTAGGCTCCGCTCAGGCGAGCCTGGACACGGCACAGGCCGCGGATAAACAGCAAGAGGTCGCGGAGCAACAGTCGTTCCAGCAGGCATTCGAAGCTCTCTCTCAAAATCCATCACCCCAAGCGTGGGCGGCACTGGCGGCCCGGTTTCCGAAGCACGCGGCGGGGATAAAGACCGCCTTCGCCATGAGCCAGGAGCCTCAGAATAAGGCCGACCAGACGCGCATGGGTGAAATGTACGTTGCGGCGCGCAACGGACGTTGGGATTTGGTCGAGCGCACGCTTGCTGACAGAGTGAAGGCCGATAGGGAGGCAGGGCACGAAAGTCCGGAGGATGTTGAGGCGCTAACTGACATCCAGAGCGGCGATCCAGCCAAGCGGCAACGCGTTACCGACATGATCGGAATGCACCTCGCGATGACCATGGGCTCTGAGCATTTCGCTTCCGCCTATGGCGCTCTTGGCCTGAAGCCAGAGGCGCCGCCCGAGCTCCAGCAGGATTATGAGTTCATGGTCCGCACGGCCGGAAAGGACGCGGCCGATCGCTGGCTCGCCGGCAAAATGGATCCGACGAAATGGATTCCTGTTACAGAGGGCGGGAAGGTCATACCCGTATCGCCCGGCGGCCCGGTCGCTCAAGTCACATCTCCCGCGCCGGTTGCGCCGCCCGTCTCGGCTCCAGTTCCACCTCCGATGTCGCCTCCGGTGTCGCGACGTCCGCAGTTGGGGGCCTTTAACCGCACGCAAGCGGCGAATTTTGGGTCTCGCTTTGGAACGGTCACGAGCACGGTTCGAAGCCCGCGCCACAATGCCGAAGTCGGCGGCGCGAGGAACAGTTTCCATCTCGCGCGCAACGGGGGCAGGGCGATTGACATCGCTAGGCGCACCGGTGTGAGCCATGCTGAGATAGTGCGTGAATATCAGGCAGCCGGATATACGCTCCATCCCGACACACGTGACGAGGGCGACCATAGTCATATCGTGGTCGCGGCCGGACCTTCGGGGCAGGCGGGTATTCCCAGGGTGCGCTCCGCCCAGCAATACGGTCGTTTGCCGAAGGGTGCGCAATTCTACGATCCAGACGGACATCTCAGGGTGAAAAGCTGATGCCGGCGCCGTGGGAGAACGATCCGATCATCGCGCCAGCCGCGACAGCGATGCCTCCGCCAGGTGCCTCGGTAGCTGCGCCTGCGGCAGGTGATCCCCCAGGGACTATCTATGGCAATCCGAAGAGGCCTCCGGCTCAAACCGGCGCCCAAGCGGAAGGCGACGTTCTCTCGGTCGAACAGCGCCGCCAGCAACTGGAAGATGCCCCGCTAGACAGGCGGGCGAAAGAAGAACAAGTTCTCAACGCTCAATCTGGACGCGATAACCAGCACTTCAATCAAGTCCAGAGCTTGCGGCAGGAGTTCTATGGACGGCCGGATATTCGGTCGTTCTTCGACTCGCGCAACACGTTCAAGCAAATCCTGCGGCTCGGCCAGACCGGAAATGCGCAGACAGACATGGGGCTGATTTTCACCTTCATGAAGTCTCTCGATCCGGCCTCTGCCGTTCGGGAGGGCGAGTTCGCTAATGCCCAGAACGCGGCCGGCGTCCCTGATCGGGTGCGAAACTACTACAATCAGCTGACGACGGGCGGCCGGCTCAATCCCGAACAGCGGGACGAGATGGTGAGGACGGCCCAGCAAATGTATATCGCGAGGGCAGAGGCGTATAACGACGTAGCAAACCAGTACCGCACATATTTCCAGCAATTGGGCGAAGATCCGCGCATCCATATCCCCCTTGCCCTGGGACCGGAAATCGATCGCCGACGCGAAGAAGCCAAGCGGACCATCATGGACGGAGGCAATCCGGACGGGGGTGGTCCGCTTGAGGTGACGGTCAGCGACGAGCGCCGTCGCGGCGAAACCGACGAGCAGTATCGCGCTAGGATCGCGGCAGGCCAAACGGACAGGCCTCCCGACATCTCGGAAGCTCGGGGCAGCGGAGGCCTGCTCGAGACGGTCGATGCGGGCGTTCGTAGCACGGCAAATCTGTTGACCCTGGGGGGCGCCGACAAGATCGCGGCCGGTATGGACACGCTTTTCGGCGCCGACTCTAAGGGGGAAAACCTTGCCCGCCAAGACGCTATCAGCGGATATGACAGTCAACACCATCCGACCGCTCAATTGGTCGGGGATATCGCGGGCGCTTTCCTGATTCCTACGACGGTGGTGGGGGTCGGGCGCGTAGCCGCAACGGAGGCGCTAGCGGCGGGGCGCACCGCAGAAGAGGCGGCCGGAATGGCTAAGGCGGCCATGGCGCGACGGATGGCCGCCGAGAGTGCGGGTTATGGGGCCGCCCATGGCGCGGTAACAACCGATGGAGACGCGCTCGACAAAGCCAGCGGCGCGTTAGTCGAGGGCTTGCTCGGAGCGGCGGGTGGCTATCTCGCGGGCAAGGTCATGCCTTCCGGACTGGCGGCACAGGCATCCGAGAAGCCGCCGCTCGTGGATCCCCTTAGCGGGCGCCTCAATGAGCCCTTAGAGTCCGTCCGGCCCGCGGAGCGCGTCGATGCGGCCCGCGGCTACGGAATTGATCTGCCGCTGGGCTCGGCGTCTGATCGAGGTGGGGCGATCGTAGAGAAGGGACTCGATGTCCTTCCGCCAAGCGCGGGAAGAATGAATGATGCCCGTCGCGAGGTCGGCGCACAGGTCGAAAATGCGGTCGAGGACGTTGCGGGTCGGTACGGACAGGCGAGGACGCCCTTTGCGGGCGGCCAGGCGCTTCAAGAAGGTGCCAATAGGTGGATAAGCCGTTTCGATGAGGTGTCGACAAAGGCATATGAGGCTATCCCCATACCCCCTGCGGCGCCCGCAGTTGTGGACTCCACACGCGCTACCCTAAACAGGCTCACTTCCATCTTCCCGAGCAATCCAAAGCTGGCGGAAGTCTTTCGTAATTCGAGGCTTCAGGATTATCGCGAGGCCTTGGCCAAGGGCGGCCTTTCCTGGAACGACCTCAAGGCGCTGCGTTCGCGCATCGGCTACGAGATCGGAGAGCAGAGGTTCAGCGACAGTCCCACGAAGGACGAGCTGCGGGCGCTGTACGGGGCGATGAGCGAAGACATGCGCGCCACCGCAGTTGCGCAAGGCCCTAGGGCTGTTAACGCTTTCGAGCGCGCCAACACGCTCTATCAAAATGGTCAGGAGCGCATCGAAGGGGCGCTGGTGGCGCTGCTGGGCGATGACAGCAAGGCCAATCCTGAGGCCGCCGCTGCCACACTGGCGAAGATTGCGCGCAGCGGTCGCGGAAGCTCGAACCTGAGGCAGCTATCCCAGATTCGGGCCTCGCTGATGAAAGGTGGCGAGTGGGATGAGTTCGCATCGTCGCTGGTTCGGTTGGGTGGACAGCCCGCGAACAGCGAGGGGCGCGGTTTCAGCCCCCAGACGTTCGTCAACTGGTACGCCGACATGTCCGAGCCTGCCCGCAATCTTCTCTTTGGGGATCGAGGCCGAAGGGATCTTCGGAGGGCTCTTGATGGCTTCGTGGAAGTATCTCAGCGACTGGCGAATACCAACGCTCTCCGCAACACGTCGAACACGGCTCCAGGCTTTATCGGCGCGGGCGCCGTTGGCGCACTCGCCGCTCAGGTGGGCAGCGCGCTGGCGCATCCGGTTACGGCCGCCCTTTCGCTAATCGGATTCGGCGCGACCGGGGCAGCCAATTACGGCATGGCCAAGCTCTGGACCAAGCCCGAGTTCGTTCGCTGGGCGACGGGTTACACGAGGATGGTTGCGGCGGCTGAAAGGTCGGGCGCGAACCCCTCAGCAAAAGCCCTCAAAAGCCAGAAAGACTATCTTACCCGCCTTGCTCGCAGCAATCCTGCCATCGCGGATTATCTATTAGATATTCGTGAGAAAATAGACTCCGCCTTCCAATAGCTACCACTTGCCCTCAATGATCAAGGCCAATGTCACTAGAAGTGAAACGCTCCCCAAAATGAGCCAGAAGTGGAAGTACCAATGCCGCTCAAAGCCAATGGGCAATGGAAGATGGGGGCGAAGCGCTCGCCAGGCACGGGAATGAGCTGGTCGGGCTTCGAATAGCTGGGCCTCGGGTCCGCACAGGCCATCGTTAGAGCGCGCGACGGTGGTTGTAGTGGTCGATGCGGCGGAGAAGGCCCCAGCAACGACATCGCCGACCGTTGGCTCCAGGTGTATCGGATGCCCGCAGATGCCGACCGCGGAATCCTGGGGGCCGTGTACGCAATAGAGGCATGAGAGATCAACGCCCCTCATCCCTGCTAAGTCGGTACGCTTCTCATGGGCCTTCTGGAGAATGAGAAGCTGGCGTTCTTCGGCCTTCACCCCTTCCCAATAGCCGCTTCCGCAAAGGACCAAAAGCCCCTCTTTGCCCCCTCCACTAGTATCGGCGCTCGAAAGGGCGCCCGGTGCAGCGACTAACCAATCCCCGACCCGTATATGTCGACGCTCGAGGAGGCCTTCTCACCGGGGGGCGGATCTACATCGGTGAGGCTGGGCAGGACCCTCAGGATAGCCCGATTCCCGTCTATTGGGACGCGGATGGCACGCAGATAGCCCCCCAGCCGCTGCGCACGCTGGGGGGGCTCATCGTCAACGGCGAGACGCCAGCCTTCGTTTATTTCGACGCGGAGGATTGGAGCTATCGAGTTCTCGATTCCGATGGCAGCCTGATCGACAACATCCTCTCCGCGGCCGATGCGGGGGGCGCTTCGATTGGCTCGGATTATCAGCCTCTGGACGAGGACCTGACGGCCATCGCGGCTCTCGCGACTACGGCATACGGGCGAGCTCTCCTGACCCTCGCCAACCAAGCGGCGCTACGGGAGGCGGTCGACATTTCTCCTGGCATCCCGACGACCGGGGGCACAGTAACCGGAAACATCCTGCGCTCCGGTGCCGGGGTCCATCCCTACTTCGCCAATAGCGGTATGACCGGGGGACGTATCTTCATCACCTCTGCCGGCGACCCTGATCCGACATCGCAGCCGGGCGATATCTGGCTCACCTATACGCCATGACCGCAATCCGCACTCTCGCGGCCACGAAAGCGCTCGCTGGCATCACCGCACGGGACGCAGGAGGCGTGCTGCGCCCGATCAATCTTGGGAGGATTCGAGACGCCAGTTCAGTTTTACGCTCTTTCTTCGGATCGATCTCCGCAGCCCTTTCGCGCGAATCTGTCGCGGGGGCAGTCAACAGCAGCCTCGATGTATCGATCCAGACGCAGAGCGTGGAGGCTCAGCCGACCGGGGGGACGGCTCCCTATTCTTTCGCCTGGTCCATCACGGGGAGCGCTGGGGGCACCTGGAGCATTACCAGCCCGACGCAGGCCTCTACGACCTTCGTCGGCGGCCCCTGTGGCCCCGGGGAGAGTTTCGAGGCGACTTTCGTCTGCACTGTCACGGACGCCGCCGGGATCAGCGCAACGACGGACGAGGTCGAGGCGATCGTCTCCAATATCGGCTTCAACGCGACAGGGGGAGGAGGGCCGCTCCCGTGAGCCGCTATATCGACCAGCTAAAGGACTCGAACGGACAGCTTCTCGCTGAGGTGACGGTGTACGTCTATACCTACACGGGTGAGCTGGCGGCCTTGGAGGATGGAGACGGAGAGGCGATCGCCAATCCGCTGACGACAGACGCCTACGGCAATTTTGATTTCTATGCGGATGACGGGCTCTACACGCTCAAGTTTCTCCGCGGCGACCGCGTAATTTTCGAGCAGCAGGGCGTCATCGTCGGGGAACCGGCGGAGCAGTTCAAGGGCGATCCCGGCGCCAACGTCATGGCGGTCGGCACCTTCGCCGGCCTGTCTGCAATGAACATCCCTGTCGGCACGGACAGAATCCGCGCCTCCAATGGCGCCGACTATGTGTATGACGCTGCGGTCGATTCGGCCTATGTCGCCGCGCATCCTCTTTCCGCGAAGATCACGCTCAACGGGCGAGGGTTCCGGCTCGCGACGGATGGTCCCTGGATCAATATCCTGCACCTGCAAGGCAACACCGTCCCCGGCACGACGGACTTCGTCGCAGCGGTCAATGCGGCGGTGGCGATGGTCTCGGCTGGGAATGAGCACAATCTGCCCGGCGGGCCGACGATCTGGTTTCCGCCCGGCGTCTATCGTTTCTCTGGAGCGATCAATCTCAAGAAGCAAGTGATCCTGTGCGGTGGCTCGAACGGCATGGCCGGCGCCGGCCAGTCGACCTCGCTCCATTTCGCGGCCGGCGTCCACGGGATCATCATCAACCACCCGCAGACGGACAATGGGGACACTATCGTCGCCTTCGGCGGGCAGGCTGGCGGAACGATACTCCGCAACCTCGATCTGTACGGGGCGAAAAACGGCGTCACTTACGACGGGAGTCACGGCATCTACGCCAAAAGCCGCTGCATCCTCGAGAACACCAGCGCGCGCAATTTCGGCGGCCACGGTCTCTACATCGCCGGCGACGGCAATATCGCCGTACCGGCGACCTACGGCAACGCCAATTGCTCACGGGTGACCGGCGGCCATTTCGAGGGCAATCTGGGCGACGGCATCCGGATCGAGGGCGGCGACGCCAATGTCGTGACCGTGACAGGAACCGACTGCTCGTACAACGACAAATACGGCGTCGCCAATTACGGCTTCCTCGGCAACATCTTCATCGGCTGCCACACCGCGGAGAACGGCGTCTATCGCGGTGCCGGTCTTGGTCGGCCCCATCCCGCCATCGTCAATCATGGCGGCGATCAATATTACGTCGTGGACGAGACGCTGGCGCCGACGACGACGCCCGGCACCAACGCCGCCGTCTGGAAGCGCATGCCCGACGAATATGTGATGGGGGTACGCGGAACGCCGAGCACGGCCGCGCCCGCCTGGGCCAGCGGTACCGTCTACGCCATGGGCGGCTGCTACATATCAACGAGCAACGCCGGCGACACGGTCTTTGTCGGCTGCTATGCCGAAACCGGTCAGGCGCCGCCTTACCTAGTCGACCCGGCCCTGGCGATCGGCGGCCAGCTCTCAGCGGTGGAGGGCGGCGGCGCCTGGCTCCAGATGGACCAAGGCGTTCTGCTCTCCAACCAAACCGTAGGCTATCAGCGCAAGGACGCGACATCGACGCAATGGTCGCGGCTCGGCGGCCCACAGGGCAGCGGCGTCCTGTGGGCCTATGGCGACTCGGTGAAAGGGCCGCAGGGCTGGACCTTCCAGTATAACGGCAACGATTTTATCCTCGAATATGCTGCGGATCCCGCCAATTCGCCCTACACGATCACCGGCCTCAGCACGACCGAACAGTTCGGCACCGGGGTCAACAAGCCCTTCCGGATGCGCTGCCAATATCTTGGGCTCGGCGTGGCTGCGGATTCCCGCCTCTACACGACGGCGAGCGCCGCACCGACGACCGGAGCCCATGCAAGAGGTGAGATCGTCTTCAACAACGCGCCTTCCGCGGCGGGAAAGGTCGGCTGGGTCTGCGTTACGGCGGGGACGCCGGGGACGTGGAAGCCATTCGGGGCGATCGATGCGTAGGGAATTTTTGGCCCGTGGGGCGGGCCTTTCGTGGGGAGCGGGCCATGACCAATGACGATGCCTAACGCGAATCCCTGGACCCTTTACCTGTGGGGGTTGCTGGCGAGCTTGGCCGGCGCGCTGACGGCGCTTTCCGCTCGACCGTTTAAGAACATGACGCGAAGCGAGATCGCGCTTGCCCTGACGGTCGGCGCCTCTTTCGCGATCTTCGTCGGCCCGTGGGTGGCGAAGATCATCTTTGGTGACGGACCCATGGACATCCGCGTCTTTGGCGGCGTCCTCTATTTGATGGCGACAGGGTCGAACATTCTCATCCCGATGGCGGTCAAGTGGTTCGGCAGGGTCTTCGGCGCCAGCAATGGGGAGTCGAGATCATGACCATCTGGGCAGTTCTAAACGTCGTCGCGAGCCTGATCGTGGCGGTGATCGTCGCGTTCAAGCTGTGCCGCTGGCCGGACAAGTTCACGCCGATGGAGCGTGTCGGCATGGCGCTGGTCGGGGCGGGAAGCCTGATGACGGTCGGCCCGATCATCTCTTTCGCGCCGACTCCCTTCGAAGATTGGTCGGCCACGCTGCTTCGGGGCGGATGCGCCATCTACTTCATCGGCCGGATGCTTCGCCACCGCCATCTCAACGCCGCCGCGGTTCGGCAGGCTCGATCCCATTTGAGGATCTCGCCATGAAACCCTCTCCCGCCTGCAGCGAGCTCGTCCAGGAATTCGAGGGATGCGCAAAGAAGCGACCGGACGGACGATATGACGCCTATCCGGATCCCGGCACCGGTGGAGACCCCTGGACCATAGGCTGGGGAACGACGGGGCCGGACGTCAAGAAAGGCACGATCTGGACGAAGCAGCAATGCGACGACCGCTTTGCCGCGCACCTCGAGCAATTCGCGGCCAAGGTCGACAGGCTTCTCGCCGGCGCGCTTACGACCCAGAACCAGTTCGATGCGATGGTCAGCTTCGCGTACAACCTTGGAGCGGGCAACCTCGCCAGTTCCACCCTCCTGAAGAAGCACAAGGCGCGCGACTATGAGGGCGCCGCGGCCGAGTTCGGGAAGTGGACCAAGGCCGCCGGCAAGGTTCTGCCCGGCCTCGTTCGCCGCCGTGCAGCGGAAGCGGCCCTCTACAGGAGGAATCCATCATGATCGCCCTGGCCCTTCTCCTCGCCGCCCAGCCGGTGACCGTGACGCTCACGCCCGACCAAGAGCAAGCGCTGCTGTGCCGGGGACCTGTCGCCTACATTCCCGACGATGATCCGGGGCTAGCCCTGTATCGGGAAGAAATCGCGGAACAGGGGATCGAGGCGGCGAAGGTGCGGCTTGCCTTCGAACGTGGCGAGAATTGCGGCCCCGACGACCGACTTTCTGCAATGACCATCGCTGAACGTCTCGCCATCGCAGAGCGTCTTCTATGCCCTAACGGAGTGAATGACTGGACGGAAGAAGGGCCGAGTTGTGATTAGGGCGATGCCTTCGCTGCGCTCCGGCCCGCGCTGCCAGCCTTCGGCCTCAGCCGCTGACGCGTTCTTCGCGGAGTGGCATCGCTATCGCGGCGAACTCATCCGGCATCAGCGCGCCCTTTCGATTGTTGCACTCGTTACAGGCGCCGACGACGTTGTCGCGCACGTTCAGGCCGCCACGCGCCAGCGGAACGTAGTGGTCGATAGTGGCGCGACGGAACAGCGCTTCATCGGGAAGCGGGCCAGTGAGCATTCGGCGTCCGCAGTAGAAACACAGGCCGTTCTGGGCCAGCATAAGGTCGGTCAGCCAAGATCGCGGAGAGCGGGGGCGGGAGCTCGCACGCGGACGGAGGCGATCCTTGCGTGGAGCGCTCTCGTAAGCGGCCTGATTGCGCGCGATAACCTCGCGCACAGCGGCCCGAGCGCGCTCGTCGAGGAGGCGCTTGGACTCTTTGACGGCGGCGCGTGCGGCGGCAGCGGAGCCGCCATGAACGCCGGTAAGGGGAGTGTCATCGCCTTTCCAGCGATGGGCGCGACTGGCCATGATGTTCACCGATTATCGAGGTCAAGAGAGGGCGAGGCGGGAAGCCGTCAAGCTTGCCACAGTGTCCTTCTTGGGCGCGATAATCGGAGGCTGCGCATAGCGGCACCGGTAACACAGGAGAGGGGATTCTTGCAATGAGCAAGTGTCCTCTCGTCCTGATCGAATGGGAGGACAGCGTTCAGCCGTCGTCCGGATGGGAAGCGCTGGCCGACTGGAAAGCTGGTTCGCCTGTTCGCATCGCCTCGGTCGGCTGGCTCATCAAAGACGGCAAGAAGGTCAAGGCGTTGGCGCCGAACATGGGCGGAATCGATGAGAAGGCGACGGTCCAGGTTTCCGGCGTGATCCACATCCCGACGCGCTGCGTGCTGTCCGTCAAGAGGCTGGTCGATGCGGATTAAGCATCCCGCGCGCCGGATCGAGGCGCGAAGCGACGAAACCCGAAGGGGTTCGGCCCGCAGGGCGAGAGCCGGGAATCGCGCCCAAACTCACCAAGGAGTCCAACCATGAAACCCCTCCTATACCTCACCCCCCTGTTGCTGGCGGGATGCGGAGCTACAGAGATCGCGACTGGAATAGCGACGGTCGGAAGCCTGGCTGTCTCTGGTCATGCGGTGCAGCAGCAGGCCGCGGTCGTCCCGATGGACCAGGACAAGCTCCAGACCCGCGTTCGCCTCGCCACGGCCGAAGCCGATCGCATGACGGAGTATTTCAACTCCGGGCGCCTTCCGACCTCGACCAGCCCCGACACGGCGCATCCGCAGTTCTGCCCGATGGTCGTGGCCGAGCTTGCCCAGATCGGCCCCGCGGATGACGGCGGCGCGGCTCTCGCGCTCGGCTGCCAGATCCAATACCATCTCGGCAAGGCGAAGTCGGCCTACGAGGACCGCAACGGCCTCGTCTACAACGACCAGATCGTCAAGGCTGACGGCCTCATCGCCCAGCTCACCTCTATCCTCAATCGTCACAAAGGAGCCAGTCAATGAGCGGCCTTCCTCCCATCTCCGCCGGATATCTGATACCGTTCCTTCGCGAGGGTCTGAAGCTCGCTCAGGGCGCCGGCAAGGGCAATCCCCTAGTCGGGAAGGCGCTGACCATCGCCGAACAGCTTATCGAGGCCCACGGTCCCAATACGCCGGCTGTGCTGGTGCCGATGAAGCAGCAGATCAGTGACAGCCTTGCGAGCGATTTCGAGGCGATGGGGGCTGCGTTCGGACGGGCTCAGGAAGCGGGGAAGTTCAGGGGGTAGGTCGGTTGCGGGCCGGGCTTGATACCGGCTGTGCACATTGTAGGCCTAGATCGTGCAGTCGGCCTTCCTGAGCATTGCCCCGCGCCGTGCTGCACGACTGCGCGGTTACATTTCGTGGCTTAGCGTGTCCATCCACGCCGCCGCAACCATCCCCTGCGCTACCATATCCCCGCTTGCTGATCCAGTCTTTTCCTGATAGCGAGGGGATTGCGCTGGGGCTGGTCATTTCGCTGACTTGTCGGCCGCCAGATCAGTCGAGCGCAACGAGGCTGCGGCGGCGTGGAGAACACGACAGTCGGTCTAGGCCAGATCCGCTGACGTCGGCCGCTTCGGCGGCGCGGCAAAATGCCAGGTGAGAAACCCGGCCCGCAGCCTCACCCCCTTAGCGGCTAGGTCAGTTGGCCAGCACCTCGCGAACGATCCTCAGCCATTCTCGGGTCATCTCGAGCCGAACGCCGCGGGTCATCTCGTCATAGACCTGACGGAAGCCCTTACGCTCTTGCAAATCCTTCAGCAGATTCTGGACGATCAAATCTTCAGGGTGTTCCATATCTCTCCCCCTATAGTGTTGTGTGGGATGGTTCTCTAGGGGCTAGGGGTTGGGCGATGCCCCTCTTCGGGGGCCGCTCTGCGATGCTTCGCACTCAACCGCCTTCGGCGTTTTCGCCCTTCGGGTCGCTGCCGCTATCGCGGCGCTTTTCCGCCAACGCCTTTTGCCACCGCTCTGAATCCCACCAGCCTGGGTAGGTCGGCACTTGGAAAAACTCACAGTCCACCCAGCGCGCATCTCGCCCGTCTATGGCTGTTATGTAGACCACCTTTTCCAGCGGTATTGGTCCGTCTTCTTCCACGTTCCATTCATCGACTTCGATGGGCTCCCGAGCCTCTCTGACAAGCCAGCCAACGGCCATCGCGCAGTCGAGCTTGCGCAGGCCAGCGCTAGCTTCAACGACCATGTCGCCCGGCCGTGGAAACTTCATTCGCTCCCGCATCTCTTTCTTCGCGGGCCAGTCGTGTCCCCCGAGGCAGAGATCCCAAGCGGCCATGGTCGCCTGCCAGATAATGCGCGCGAACTGCTCCGCTTCGGGGTGGTCAAGCTTCAACGCGCCCTCCATGCGATAGTCGATACCCGCCCGTAAGGGCGGAGACAACGAAGATTGGCTCCGTTCATGGGTAGCGACGGTTCGGCGCAGCCGAAATCGCCCGAATCCAACGGCATAAACACTCTCCATACTGTCCCAAGGGGTGAGGGGTGAAAGCGCTTGCGTCCGAGCTACGCCGCGTTACTGTGGACAAATGCCGCGCAAAGCCAAAGGTCCCTACCTCAAGTTCCTGAAAAAGCGGGACGCCTATTACATCCACTGGACTCGCGGCGACGGAACGCAGGGGACGCGATCGACGGGAACGAATGACCCGGTGAAGGCCGAAGCGGCGTATCGCCGTTTCATGGCGGAAGACCTTCCCGGCATTGCCGTGAAGAAGCGCTTCGAGGCCCCGAGTTGCATTTATTTCATCGGGGGCGACATCGGAGCCATCAAGATCGGGCTTTCGACAGATCCTGCTAAGCGCCTCGCAGCGCTCCAGTGCGGCAGCCCCATTCCGCTGCGCATCCTGGCAGTTGGAATCGGCGATCGAACGGCCGAATGGATGTACCATACCGTCCACTTTGGGGCGTCCCGGCTGCATGGCGAGTGGTTCGAGCGGACACCGGAACTGCTGGCCGAAATCGACCGGATCAACGCCCTTAGGCCCGATAACTCGGACCCGTTCGAGTCTCCTACGCATTTTCCCGCTGCGTTCCGCGTCGAAAGCCGCTGAAATCAGACGTTTCGCTCTCTTAGAAAGCGTCTCGGGCTGCCCTCCGAAGGCAGAGGCCAGAGGTTCGAATCCTCTTGGGTGCGCCATTTTCTCAATCACTTAGCCAATCGCCCCCTCGCGGCTGTCCGAGTCTCCGTCCGAGTTACGGTCGTTTGGGCCGGATTCGTTCGCTTCCGCCAAGGCAGTTCGCAGAGAGTCTACAATCCAGTCGAGCATGCGGCGATTGTATCCCTTAACGACCACCCCAAGCGGCTTGACGCCGGGCATCGTGTAGAGGTCCCACTGGTCTTCTTCGCGATCGTAAGACGCGCCGATGCCTGTCACGCCGTCTAGGTCGCTTAAGGTCGGTTTGGCAGTGCCCTCGCTCACGCATTCCTCCTATCCGTCGCTCGCTTCGCTTCTTCCATATGATCCGGATGATGATGGGCGTAGAGCTCGACCGTCGTCGCGTAGGACTGCCCGAGCCAGCCCGCGATCTCCCACAGATCCACGCCCGCCTGAGCCAGCCACGTCCCGCGCGTATGCCTTAGGGTGTGCGGAGTGACATCGATCAACCCCGCCTTCTTGCAGGCCGTGCCGAAGCTGCCCTGTCCGCGTAGCTGTTTCGGGTCGGCGCTCGGCCTTCCGTCCCAGCCCCCGCCGATGTCCTTGATCGGCCGCCCCTTGTCGTGAAGCACGAACCCGACATCGGACATCCGGCGCCGATAAGCGAGCTTGAGGAAGGTGAGCAGCCGGGCCGGGATCGGGATATGCGCCCGCCCCTTGTTCGTGCGCCTGGTCCCCCGGCGGAAGTCGATTCGGCCGCGCTCAAGGTCGACCTGGGGCCAGCGAAGGGTCAGGATCGCTTGCTTCCTCGCTCCCGTGTAGAGCCCGAGCAGGACGAACAACGGCAGGTAGAGGCGAACGTCGCTGCGGCCCGTCCTTGAGGCGTTGAGCAGCTTGGCGGCCTCGATACGGGTCAGCCACCGCTCTTTGCCTTCCGGCTTCTCGGGTAATTCTACGTGCGGCGCCCGCTCGAGCAGCTTTTCGTGAACGGCGAAGTTGAGTGCTGCGGTGAGCGTTCCGAGCTCGCGTCGCACCGTTCCCGGCGCCCGCTGGCGGTGAACGACGTATTTCCGGCATGTCGTCTTGCTGATCTCAGCAACCGTCTTGCCGTCCCAGAAGGACAGCAGCGCGTCGATCGCGTAGCCGATGCGCGCGGGATCGGCTCTCGTCGGGGCGTGCTCGGAGCCGTAGAGGTCTAGGACTTCCGCGACTGAAACCTCCCCTGGATCACGCGGCCCGGCTCCTCGGGTTCGGCGCTGCCGCTCTCCAATGACTCCCGCAAGAGCCTCTTCAGCTTGTCCGCGGTCCGTCGTGCCGGCAGACTTGAGCCTTTCCCGCCCGGCCTCGTACCAGACGATGTACCAGCTCTGCCGCTTGGGGATCCACTTGAGGCGGGGGCCGCTATTTGGTCGGGGCATAGCTGAACCTTCTGGGATTCGATGAAGGCGGCGACGTCGGCCTCATCGTAGAGGATGGCGCGGCCAAGGGGAACGTGCTTGAGGCCCCTGAGGCGCATTGTTCGCACAACGCTCTCGGACGGAAGGTTGAACTCCTCCGTTACCTGGGAGGCGGTGAGAAGGCGCTGAGTCACAACGCGCGCCCTACGCCTGATCGAAGCGCGTAGCGACGAGACGCGCAGCGGCTCGGCCCGTAGGGCGAGAGCAGGTTGCCGAAGGCCGTCCTAAGCATCGCCGGACCCCTCCGTCAGTCCATTGAATGGTGAGAGGGCGGCGAGGCTTGCGGCGATTTGCGACTGCCAGCGGTCGACCTGCGCGCGATTGTCGATAGGCCATTCCTCGGCGATCTCGCTGTCTTCATCCGCGACGGCTATCTCTACCATTTCCGCGATGATCGACAGAATGGTGGAGAGCGCTTCCCTCAGCCCATTCGTGGATGAGATAGAGGCGAGGACACCCAAGGCGCGCGAATTGACGAGACACATGTGATGGTAGGAGCCCTCTGGCGGAGCCATCACCCCGGCCATATGAAGCAGCCCAGCAACGCGCTTTAGCCAGTCACCTCCGAAGTGCTCACGACACATGCGGATTTCGTCTTCGGTGTGCCGAAGTTGCATTTCGACGTAGCGCTCGCGCATCGGCTCAGGAACATCGTCTGGAACCGGACCCCTCGCCTTCTCGCGAAGTTCCCGCTCTACCGCCTCCTCGCCTACTGGAGCGCTGAGGGCTTCGATGTAAGCGATAGTCGCCGCGAGTTCGTCAGCCCGTCGCTCGCGCATGTCGGCGGCGGCATTGTGTCCCTCCTCGCGGTCGGCAGCAACCTCCGACCGAATCGCCGCCTCGAAGCTGCGCAAGTTCTCCAGCAGCTTGGCAGGCTCGCCTACTGGAGCGGTCGTCGGGGTCGTGAGCAGCTTTAGCGTGGCATATTGTTGCTGGGCGTCTCGATACAGAAATTCGACTGCTGACAACATCGCATGACAGGCGGCGATCGTATCTGGCCGATCTCCAACTTTGAAGGAATGTCGGCCCTCGCCTACTGGAGCGGAGACAGGGGTGGCGAGGGCGGGGAGTGCGCCAAGAACGTCAGCGACCATCATGGCCATGTTGGCAACGTCCGCCGCTTCCTCCACGACTGACTGTCGCATGTCAGCGTCGGACATACGGACTGATCCACGGTCTGGACCGCCACAGAGATGTTCGCCCCAGCGTTCCTCTAGGCGCCGGACCGCCCTCAGGAGTTCGTCCGCCTCCTGAACCACCCGGGGAGCGAGTTGGCCGATCCGATCATTCTTCCAGCCTGGTTTGTGATCGTTGGCCCGAAGCTCCCGCTCCATCAGACGGGCGAACGCTAAGACTTCTGGCCGCAAGTGCTCGACCAACCCCGCTCGCTCGCCTACTGGTTGGGATGGAGTGGAGTGGGTGCTCAGGGCTTGATCCGCCAGTAGGGCGGCGATCACCGCGTCGGCGTCGTCAAAGCAAATCGAGCGAAGCGTGCCGGCATCGCTGTCGGGATCAGCGTCTTGGCTATCCTCCCAATCGTGATCGGTTTGTCGTTGCTGGAAAAGCACGCGAGCGATTTCGTCGCGGTCGTATTTGCTCACCAGCGCTTTGGGCTCATCGGTCATTGGGAATTGTCCTCGGGTTGAGGTTGGGCGATGCCTTCGGCCCGCGCTGTCGCGGCTTCGCCGTCGAGCCGCTTCGCGTCTCGCCCCTCCGGGCTTCCATCGCTATCGCGGAGAGCGCGGAAGGATTCCGAAATCTCCGACACGATCGCCGTCTTTAGGGCAATAACGGCGGCGCGACCGCGTTCGGCCTGTTCGTCGGACAGGTCGCACATCGCCATTGGTCGCTGCTCTTCGGGCAGGTGAGAATGAAGGTGGTAGAGCAGTAAAACGACGAGCGCGTCGTCGCCCTCTCTTGTTAAGCTTGGTGCCGCATGAACGCGCGAGGGATCGAAGCCCGAAGGGCCGAGACCTTCAGGGCTCGGCTCGCGAGAGCCCGGTGCCGAAGGCACGCGCCCAACCTCGTTCCCGCTCATCTCGCCCCCTCATCACTGGAGAGAGAGGCGCGAATTGCAGATAGCAGCCGGTCACCCAGCTTAGTGCGAATGTGCGTTGCGGCCGGAACGTCGCACAACCTGGTCGTGTGGTAGGCGCTGATGATCATGTCGATCAGACGATCCAGCCCTTCCCCTTCCAGCTTATCGGATACAGGGGCGGACTTCGGCATGCAGTACGGTGCCGGATGACGGCGGCCCTGATATTCGCAGGCAGGATCGTCGCAGTGGTAAGCGTAATCGGTAGCGCTTGCAGGGGCGGGAGAGGCGGAGAGGGTCTGGGCGATGAAATCGCGAGCCCGAGCGATGTTCTCGCAATAGCCACGAGCCGGATCGGTCAGCAGAAGCTCCAGTCGCTCCAGCGCCTTCCTCATTCGCTCATCTGGGATAGGGGGTGGGGATGCGGGGCGAGCAGCGAGCATCGCACGGAAGACGGCCTCAGCCTCCATGCCATAATCCCAGTCCGTAGTGACGCCTGAGACATAGTTGTGCATGTCCTCGTCACACCGCTCTAGCTGCGCCTCTCCGGCTTCGATCATGTCGTCAGTCGGATCGACCGGAACGGTACACACCCGCGCCTGTTCGACAGGGGGTGACGAGATAGAAGGGGAGTCTGGGCGCCTGCCGCCTTCGGCGTCACCGCGCTCGCAGGCTTCGCCCTCAACCTCGCTTCGCGAGTTTTCGCCCTGCGGGTGCTGATCGCTGGCGCGGGTCACACGCCCAACTCCCGATCGCCCTCTTCGGTGACGGTCATCCATAGAATCGGCTGGGGCTCGGCTAAGGCTTCGCCCTTTATCGTGAAGTTTTCAGGAACCGTGCCAGGGGGTAAGCCGATCGCTGCGACGATAGCCGCAATGACCTCATTTCGGCTGAGTGCGTATGAATATCTCACTGTTCGGTTCATTCCACCTCTCCAAAACTAGTCTTCCAATTCCCGTTCGCATCGATACGAACAGTGGTGGAGCGACCGTTGGCGAAATGGCCGACGATCAGACGGCGGCGCTCGAAACGGTCTCGCCACGCGACACACGCAGTCGGCTCACCCCAATTATCAGGCGCCGAGTATCCGCGCAGACACGCTCCAGCACCGACGCGATCAATCCTCTCTGCCCGCCAATCCTTCGGCACACCCCGAGGAACAGGGATTCCGTATTCGGTCTTCATGCTGCTATCCCTTCGCGCTCATTCGACCACTGCACGCCGTTCTCAGTCCCCCAAGCGAGGATGAACTCGATCAGCTCGCTCATCTGAGACTTGCTCAGCCGCGAGGATCTGAAGCCGATGGGGAAGGGCTCTCCCGACAGCCCCGTCTCGAACTGCACAGCATGGCCGCAGGCGTTCATGAAGACGGCCTTCCACACGTCCGCGGTGAGCCGCCGGCCGCCTGGCATGGCCCGAGAGACATCGGACAGCATCGCCCAGAGCTTGTCGTTCTGCTCCAGCGTGCGCTTGGCCTCGCGGACGTTCAGGACGGCGCCGAGCGGGGCAAGGTCGACCAGCCGCTTCGCCTCCTGGCGCGAGCGAGGGCCGTCGAGGATGATGGTCTGGCCGGCGCTCACGTCATGTCTCTCAGCTTCGACCAATGCGGGCTCTTTTGCGCGAACTCTTCAGCGAGAATCTTCGGATTGATCCCGAGCGGCTGCCAAAAGCTGATCTCGCCCACCCTGTGCTGCCGCTGGTGGCATTCGGCGCACAAGCTCACCGCCCATCGATCCGATGGTTTCAGGGCGACCCCGCCGAGCGTGCCGACGCGGACGTGCGCCGCCTCTATCGGGTTGCGATCCGTCCCCATGTGGCCGCAGAAGCTGCACGCGAAGCCTCGAACCCATTTGAGATGAGCAGGGCAGGTGCGAGACTCCTTCACGCGCTCGCTGTTCTTATGTCGGCGCTGGGGGAGCATCAGCTTGCCCTCCTTGCGTCCCGCCATGCTTTTATGCGCGCGTTCTGGCAGGCGCGACAGGTCCGGCAGCCTTTCTCGTCCCGGATGGTGTTCTGGGGCGTGTAGGCATGCGCCTTGCGACAGTGGGTGACGGCGCCTCGCCATCCCGCGCCTTTGCGCAGGGCGGGGTTCTGGTAGAGGGTGTCGAGCGTGATCATGCCGCCCTCGCCATATCCATCGTCGTGATCTGCTCGCGACGAGCGTTCACAGCGTTCAGCACGCGGCCGTAATGCGCGTCTGGAATCTTCTCGTTGTTGTCCTTCCACCAGCGCTGAAGAAGGGCTTGCGTGTCGCAGGCTTCGATCTCGTCCAGCATCGTTTGGATGGCTGGCGGAAGGGCGGCGGTCTCATCAGCCGCAGGCCGAAACGAAGCGTTCCGAACAAGCTTCCAAGGGCTTTCCTTCCAGTCTTTCCACTGAAATTTGTCGCCCTTCTTGTAGCTCTCGCACGGAACCCAAGGGGTGGGCATGTCATAGAGGTAGCGTCCGATCCCCCATTTGACGGCGGCCCGCTTTAGCGCATCCGAGAGAGCGCCCTTGTCGCCCTCAACATCGGTATTTCCAGCACCGTCAGACTTATATATCCACTCATCGCCACAGCGGATGCCGAGCGTGCATATAATCCTGCCGCGCGGGGTCTCGACGTAACTGTCCTGCCAGTTGGCTGGACCACAGGCCAAGTCTAGTCGATCCTCGACGGCCCGAGCATCGATGTACGCGAGCGCCATCGCCTTGGTGCCGTCCTTCGTGACCGATTGAGCGCGCCACTGGACCATTTCCTCGGGGAAGGGCGCGGCGAGGAGGGCAAAGTCGACCATGGCTATTTCCTACGGATCGTGAGAGAGTTGCCGCCGTTGTCGAGGGACACGCCGGAAATGACCGCGCCGGATTCCAACCCGGCTTTGATGGCGGTCATGTCCGGCTTCCGGGTGAACCTGCAAAATTCATCCGGAACGGCGGCTTCATCCGTGACGATGGGCTTCGGGGAAACGTCGCGGATTGAAAGGGTGGCTTCGGCGAGGGTGAGCTTGTCGACGCCCGCGCATTCGAGCAGGGCCTTGATCGCCTCGCGGTTGTGCTTCGCGCGCTCGCAGGCGCGCTGCTTGCGGGCCGTGCGATCGGCGATCTGCTCAGTGAGAACGGTCTGGACGCCTTCATCTTCCTCGATCCGGTTCAGGAGCAGGCGACAAAGCTCGTAGAGGTCCGTTTCGCCTTCGAGCGTGTCCAGGTATGCCCGCTCGTCGTCGGCGAGCAGGTCGTGCAGCATGTCGCGCACGGCCGAGACCTGGATCTTGGTGAGGTCGATACGAGGAGCGCTCATCGGCCGAGCTTCCCTGACACGAAGTCTCGCTGGACCCGCGATTCCTCCATCGCCTGCCGAGCCGTGAGCCTTCGCAACAGCCGAGCGTACTTCTCGCGGATATCGCGAAGGGCTGCGTCCCGACGGCACTCGGCATTGGTTTGGGCGCGGCTGTAATCGCGGGCGATTTGGGTTTGGGCGTTCACCTGTCCTCTCCCGAGTAGACGCGTCGGATTTCCTCAAGCACTTCCGGAGGCCAGACATCGGCCCGACCAGGGCGAGCGACGGGCGCATCAATAATTTGTGGCTGCTCGACCGGCCGTATCCACGGCTCTCCGCCAAGCTTCTCAGCGAGCTCGCCTGCTAACCGCATTACCGAAGGGTCATGCTGTTGCATTGGGGGTGTCCTCCGGTGAGGTTTTGGGCGTCTCGGCTTCGCCGACCGCGCTGGCGGGCCGTTGGCCCTCAGCCTCGCTGCGCGAGTCTTCGCCCTGCGGGCGCTCATCGCATGACGCGGCGCATCCTTCCCAATGAAAGGACTTGTCGGCCTCAGCCATATCGGTGACGAACCAGCCGCGCTCGGTTTCTAAGAGGTCAACAGACCACCTTCCGCCCACCGCGCGACCGGCGAGCGATGCAAGATTGCGAAGGGCCTCAATGTCATCTGGATTGCAGAGCGCGTCATACTCGGCGTCCGTTAGATGGCATCCACCGCTTTCGAGGGCGTGACGAGGCCAGTACGGGTGAAAGCATTCGACGGTGCCGCCATCAACGAAGAACCTGAACTCTTTGCAGACCGGCATGTCGCCGTATCGAGGACAGATTCCGACCGGAATCGTCGGCAGCATCTCGCGCGCAACCCAAGTCGACCAAGGCAGGCCGGGAAAGCCCGCGCATTCGGAAAACTCGGCAATGGCATAGACATGCGCCGCAACTTCAGACGGGTCAGCGACGTAGCAGGCGCGCTTCCAATCGTGTTTATCTGACGTATGGTCCGTGCGGAGGAAAAAGGGCGCGCCCAAATCGGCCGCCGTATCCGCCAGTTGGCGCGCGAACGCCTCTACGCTCGCCCCATCTGCCTCCTCGCCCCAAAGGTGCGCAAAAATCGTCTGCTGAACGGCCTCAGGCATCGGCAGAATGTGCGTGCGGGGGACCGGCAGCCGCGCCGCTTCGACCCTCGGAAACCAATAGGAGAGTGCTGTCGGGTCCACGTCAAGCTCCTGCAAAAATGGCGGGAAGGGCGAGACAGGCGAGGATGATCGCGAGCGTCAGCGCGTGCTCCGCGATAGTGAGGAGCGGCTTTGCCTGAGACGCGAAGCGGCTCAGTCGCGCAGCGACGCCCGAACGGTGCCGAAGGCAATCGCCCAAAATGGAAGTGGGGGATTCCACCGCCCCAGCTCCCCCGGGCTGTTTGATCGTCACCTCTAAGGGTGCCTGCGGTAATGAAGGGATATACATCATTCCGGTCACAGCTTCTGCCCCATTCTCTCGTCGGCAATCTGCCTGCCGATCAGGGTAGCTCCCGACTCTTCGATCTCAGGCTCCAGATCCCTCGCCATGTCCTCGCCAAGCGTGTAGAGATCGTCGGTCTGGAAGAGATCGTAAGCGGCGTTGACCAGGGCCTTGCCGGCGTGACTGAAGCGAAGGTTCTCGCGTGACGCTTCCTGCCTCGCCCGCAGAGCCGCGTTGATGAGCTCGTCCAGCTTCGCCAGTTCCGCGGATGCGGGAAGGACCACAGGCCCGACACTTCTGGCGGCCACGATCCGGCCGTTGCTGTCTCTCCAACTCATGATTCGATCTCCGGCTGACTGACCTTGGGAGGCTCGGGGAGGGGCATGAAGTGGGTGGGGTGAAGCTGATAGTCGCTAGGCGTGGACAGCCACCCCCATCCTTGCTCGTAGTGCGCAACGCTGGCCGCGCAGCCTCTACGACTCCGTCTTTTGGTTCCATCGCGACGAAGCGCGGCGAAGACGACTACATGCGTTCCGTCCTTCGGCGCCTCCTCGATCGGCCTCCATTCGGATGCTTGGGTCATGGCTGGCCCTTCCGGTAATTTTGGAGCACGGCGGGGCGCGTCCACCTGCCTTCCTTGACGCCGCGATAGATGCGGGAGCGCTTGCAAGAGCCGCAGGTCACATCGTCCACGCTTCCGGACATGTGGGGCGGGTCCCAGGCACCGCACGCGGCCATGTCGCCCAAATGCTCGGCCGTGGCGAAGAGGTGTACGACGCTCATACCCCTCCCCCTGATGCGAGAGCGCGAAGGCAAGCAGCGGTGAGAGCGAGGGTGGGGGTGGCGGCGCGGACGACTTCAAAGTCCTCGCTGTCGGAAACCCACGCCCATCCCGGCGGCCCTTCGACAAGGTTGTCGCGACCTGCGCCGAATTGGCACCTGTCGGGGACCAGCGTCATCGCCGCGTCGACAGAGGAGGTGACGCACCACAGCCACGGCAGGAGGACTTTGCCTTTTGCGTCTAGATCAGAGGCGTTCGGGTCAATCGCCCGCCAGACCGCAAGATCAAGCTCACGATCCGGCCCCGTCGCCGCCTCGGACCTCGCAGCGAGATCGATGAGCGCTTGCTTATCCATCGATCCGCATCCCGGTCGTGATGACCATGTCCGGCTCGATCCAAGTGCGCCCAAGACAGGCGCGTGAGATGCAGTCCTCGCTGACACCGAACTCGTCGGCGAGCCTCTTCAACTGCTCACCCAGAGAGCGGCGGCGTCGAATCTCGCGCACTTTATCCCAGCTCAGCCGAGCGAAGTGTGACACTGAGCCCCGAAGCTTCAGCGCTCCCTTGCGCCCGTTGGCCACAGCGGTGCTCGTTCCATGACGCACCGCATCCAGCGCGTTTTCGCTATAGGAGCCCCACGCTAGGTTGCCGGGACGATCATTTACGCTTGACCCGTCCAAGTGACGGACGACAGCTTGTGCGAAAGGCTTTGGGCCATGGAAGGCCTCGCAAACTAGGCGGGCCACTTTTACAGTTTTAAGCTGACCGCCCCGCTTAACACTGAGCCTCCGATATCCATTGTTCAGATATGGTTTTAGCCTAACCCAGGCGCCCTTTCGAGACGACCAAACATCTCCCGCGGCAGTTACTGCATATCCTTCGCCGATCTCGCGAATATCGCAGCCCGCCAGTACGAGCAGTTCGGATGAGTTAGCGGTCATGGCTGTCGCCTTTCGCGCGGGCGCTGATTTCAGCGACGCGCTCATTGATCTGGAAGAAATGACCGCTGGCCCGAAGCAGCATGCTGTTCACGCGGTGAGCAAAGCCCGGCCCGCGCTCTTGGCCCAGATATTCGCGGATGACTTTGTAGTGATCGTCCATCGCCGCCTGCAGCTCGCGGATCACGTCTTTTCCCAAGCGCGCGCGCCGCTCGATTTCGGCCAGGGCTTCTTGCTCTGTTGGCGCCCACCCATCGGATGAGCCAGGAGGGGTCGGGTTATTGGTCATGACCGTTCACCGCGGGCTTTGGCGAGGATGGCGTCCGCGCGCTCATAGCTGCATCCGAGGCGGCCAGTGATGCTGCTGGGAACGGATGGGTCATCGATCCCAAGGCGCATCGCTTCACGGGCCAGCGGCAGAATTTCCGCCAGCGCTTCATAAAGCTCGGGAGCAGAGGCGATCAGGTGAGCGTTGGCGAGGTTGTCCGGCCCCTGAACCCTCGCTACATAGATTCCGTCGTTGAGAGCGTCGCCTGCGCGAAGAGCGTTTGCGCTGATCATCCGATAATGAGGGCTTTCGCCTTCGCCACACACGACGCTCCACGGTCCCGGTGTCCAGTTCCCCGCCATCATACCGCCCCCTGCTCACGCGCTTTGGAAGCGGCTTCGCGCAATGCGGCGACGACTTCGGCGCCCAGCGGCGTTACTTTCAGAAAGGTTCTTTTGTGCCACTCAATCAGCCCCTTCTTGAGGAGGCCGTTAATGCCACCTCCCTCGCCAGCAGGAATGTGCATGCGAGGAAACAGCCCGTATTCGCAGTCGGCTATTTCCATTAGCCATCCGCGCTGAAGCTCAGTGAGGCGCGGGCGCTTACTCATCGTAAGTCCAGACGGGCAACACGCCCTCGCCCGCGCATGCTTCGCAGCCAGTGCCGCCGCACGCCTCATGCTCCTCGAATGCGACGGCGCCTAGCATGTGGCGCACGTCGTCCGGACGCTCCGCGATAGTGGCAGCGGGCTCTGCCTGAGACTCCGCAGGAGGCTCAGCCCGAAGGGCGGCAGAACGGTCCTGCGAAGCAGGAATCGCCCCATCCCCGGTATCCAGGATGTCTGCGATAGTGGGGGTCATGACGAGGCCTGCGCTTCCTCGACATAAGCGTCGCCACCAACGCGATCGCGGTGATAGGTCGCATCGTCCTGGGTAACCCAGGCGGTGATATGCGCTCCGCCGTGAACGCCCTTGCCTGGCTGCACGCACAGCCACCGCTGGCCGAACATGACCTTCAACCTTTGACCCGTGCTGGGCGAGGTGATCCACTCGGCCTTGCGCCCGGCGGTAGAGCCTGTCTGCCCTTTGCGTGCCATCGTCTCAGTTCCTCATCTCGTCTGAAAGTCTCATCCTCTCCGTGCAGCCGGGGGAAAGCGGCACGGACTGGGGAGATCAGGCTGTTTCGGCGGTGATGAAGCGCTCGGCAGCGGCAAGCTCGACAAAGCCCTCGATCTGGTTGCCGGCGTCGTCTTCTACCACGAACACTTCGGCGCGATCGGGTGGGACCTGATCCCATCCGTTGCCCTCGCCATTCAGTTCGGCGAGCGGTACAATCTTGAGATCGGCCATCGTTCGGCTCCATCTGTGTATCCGATGGAGCCGGTTTAGCAGGATTGCTACGCTATGCAACCCCTAAATTAGCAATCGTGCAAATTTATCGTGCAGGGGGTGCCGTTGCGACAGCGCAGAGGAAGCTTGCTGCATCCTCCATTACCGAGCCGGGAATTATGTCCTCGTATACCCCGCTGGCGTACCCGCTTACGGAGGTGTTGTTGGCCCGGTAGTTCGTGAGCGTCACAATGCGCGACTTGAGGTTTTTGCAGTCGATTTGCACCTTGGCGATGCTGCTTCGATAGGCCACCGTCGGATTTTTGGAGTGGTCGAAGCGAATCCAAACCGTGGGAGATTCAGAAGAAAAATCGGAACGCTGCGTATCCAGCTCCCAGACGGTGCCATTTGAGTCGCGCGTCAGGAATAACCACCGGTCGTCTGCTTGTGTATAATGGTCCCAAGGCCCTCGAGGTGCGGGCTGGGGCTCCGAAGTTGCAAGCAAGAGCATCAGAGCCGCCGCGCGAACCATACCGGCCTCCCTATGATCTTCGTCTCTTCGCGATCCACCTCTGAGGGAGTGTATTTGGGATTGGACGCAAATATGCGGATTCGCCCGCCCGCAACCTTCTCCACGTTCTTAATGACGTAGGCTTCGTCTTCCGCATCCCACAAGGCGAATGGCCCCGGCTGGACCGGGCTGATGTCGCGCCGATCGCACAGCAGCTCGTCATCCTGGTAGAAGTCGGGCTCCATGCTGTCACCACGCGTGCGGACCACGACGAAGTCAGAAGGTCGGCCGCGGAACACATCTTCGATCAGATAGCGGGGGACAAGTGCCCGCTCGACTTCGCCTTCGCCCGTGCCGCCGCCACCCATCCCCGCATAGGTCGGCAAGATGTCAATCGGCACGTAGGAGATGAGGTCCGGAGGCGTCGGCAAATCCGGATGCTGCCCCCATCCGGGAAATCCGGGATAGCGTGTCCGAAGCTTCAGCAAGGTAGGGGTGCTGAGACGGTGCTTTACGGGCTGGTTCAGGGGCCGTGTGAGAGTCGACGGCGTGAGTCCTGCGCCCTTAGCCAGATCGGAGGCCGATTTACCCGCCCAGCGGCACAAAGCTTCGATCAGCTCCTTGTCAGATTCTACGTCCCCCATATCGAGGATGTTAGCAGGAACGCTAAAACTCGTCCCGTAGCAAGATTGCAAATCCATGGCTTGCACGCTCTAGCAATTATGCTAATGTGGCGGGCATGGACCATCTCGATCCCGTCGAAGCCCTATTCGCGCGAGCGGACGCGGCGAAAATCCCCATGTCGGACATCTGCTCAAAAGCCGGGGTCGCGCAGTCGACGCCGTCGCGATGGAAAAACGACAGGAACGGCGCCAATCTCACGACGCTTCGCACCCTGAACGACGCCCTCTCGGCACTCATAGCGGAACGCCCGCGCGAAGCCGCGTAATGGCCTCAGCCGCTCTCTGTAATGTCCCGATCCCCGGTAGCGAAACGCTCCAGCGCTCGCTTGCCGCGCCTGACATATTCTTCGAGATCGGCAACCGCCATGGCGCGCTCGATCCTCGCTCCGGAGGTATGGTCAATGACCTTGACGACGCCCTTTCTGATTTGAATTGTGGGCGGCCCGTCGAGATGCACGGCAAAACTCTTCGGCACTCGGTTTCTCCCCACCACGGAGAACCATCCGCGCCCTTACGCGGCACGCGTCCGAATCGGACATTTGGCGAACATGCACACAAATCCGAGGTTCTGCAACTAACCTTGATCAATTCCACGGTTTTCGCAGGGCTCGCCGCATGACCGAGACCCGCACCCCCAGCCTGAACATCCCGCAAATCCGCTCGGCCCGTCTCGCGCTCGAGGAGGCCTGCATCGCCCTTCGCGCCCGGATCGATGAGCTCACTCCGCTGAAAGGCGAAGCCGCTCCATCGCTTCGGCAAGATGATCGGCAACCTCCTCCCGATCCAGAAGGAGGGCGCGCCGATGCAAGCGATCGGTAACCTTGAGCAGGTCGATCGACTGGTTCCTTGTGGCGCCCTGAGCTCCGATGCGGGCGAGGATCGCAAAGCCTCCAGCCAGATCCCAGACGGTTGCGGCGAGGTCGGCCGGCGTTCCGCCTGGGCCTTCCGTGATAGCCATATCCATTCCCTTCGTGGTCGATTCAGCACCGCCCACGTAGCACCGGCGCCGGGAGAAGATCGATGACCGAAACCCGGCGCCGGATTGCCGGCACCAGCCCAGTTCACGTCGACGAGCTTTGCAGGGTCGAGATCGATGGTCAGCGCTTCGTCTTCATTTCGGATGGCGTCCGTCGCTTCTTCGCCCCGGCAAGGCAGGGGAGGGGGTAGATGTTCGAGCCGCTTCCCGCCGGGCCATTCGGCTGCATCCTCGCCGACCCGCCATGGGCGTTCAAGACGTGGAGCGGAAAGCACGCGACTCCGCACCGCACTGCCAATGACCACTATACCACGCGGCCGGCCGAAACGCTCGCTGAGATTCGCGTCCGAGACGTCGCGAACAAGGATTGCGTCCTGCTCATGTGGACGGTCGACTCGCACATCGAGGAGGCGATCCAGCTCGGCAAGGCCTGGGGCTTCAAGTTCAAGACCCGCGCCTTCACTTGGCGCAAGCTGACGAAGGACGGCAGCCGCGCCCGAATCTCGATGGGCTACTGGACCCGCAAGCAGACGGAAATCTGTCTTCTCTTCACCCGCGGATCTCCGAAGCGGCTGAGCAAGGGCGTTCGCGAGATAATCGACGCGCAGATCCGCGAGCACAGCCGGAAGCCCGACGAGCAGTACGAGCGGATCGAAGCCTTGGTCGGCGGGCCTTATCTCGAGCTGTTCGCACGCGCGCCCCGCGAAGGTTGGACAGCGTGGGGAAACGAAACCCTCAAATTCGCAGAGGCGGCCTAACCCATGCCTCTCCCCTCCATCCTTTCCAGATTCATCGCTCGGTTCGGGCGGGCGAACTCGTTCCAGGATCGGGCGCACCAGCGAGCCAATGGCGACTGCTTTCCTGCGCCGATCCTCAGCAACTCCTTTCATATCGCGACGACTAATTCAGACGCAAAGGAACTGTCGTGCCAAAAGTGACGCCCTTGACGGAAGAGGAGTTCCACGGCGCGCTAATGGCCGACTGGAACAGGCTGGAGCGCAAATGGCGGCGGGATGGTCTAGCCTTAAAGCTTGGACTTGGAACCAAGCAACTCGGCAAGATCATCGCGGGAACATCGCTTCACCCGCATCCTCATCGCATCTTCAATCTTCTAGCAGAAGACGATGCTGCGATCAACTTCGTCCTGAGGGAATATGGTCTGAAAGCCGTTCCCGCGAGCGCCGTCTGTACAGGCGAACCGGGGACTTTGAAGGTCGCGGTTCTCCTCCATCACATCGCCGCCGTCGAGCATCCCGATAGCCCCGGCGGCGTCGAGATCACCCCCCATGAAGCGAGGGCGATTCCTGAGGACGACCTGATCGCCGCCGAGCGCATCATCGCTCGCATCCGGGCGCTGATGGAGGTGTCCTAATGCCTATCCGTCCCGAGAACCGCGCCCGATATCCGAAGGAATGGAAGGCGATTAGCGCGCGCATCCGTTTCGAGCGCGCCGAGAACATGTGCGAGTGTAGCGGGGAATGCGGATCGGAAGAGTGTCAGGAGAAGGGTTGCCACGCCGAAAACGGCAAGCCCCATCCTCTGACCGGAAGCAAGGTTGTTCTCACCGTCGCGCACCTGGATCACGTTCCGGAGAACTGCGGCGATGACAACCTCAAGGCCATGTGCCAGCGGTGTCACAATCGGTACGACGCGCCCATGCGCCGGGCCGGCATTGCCGCTCGGGCGCGCGCTGCTCGGGCTGCCGCTGACCTCTTCCAGATCGAAGGGGAGATGGCGGCGTGAGCGGCATTGCTCCCGGCGATGTGGTGGTCTGTGTAGACGAATCGCCCTGCAAGTGTTGTGGGGTGGCGCTGTGTTACCGGAGGGGGAGGTCCTACCGAGTCCTCGCGACTAGCTGGGGCCGGAATATCCCGACCGGCCGAACCCTCTTCGCGCTTCACCTAGAGGGCGATGTCGACATCGCGCGCCATCCGGCCTTTCGCGGCGTCAATGCTGACCGCTTTCGCAAGATCGACGCCGCGGACGAGCGCTTTACACAGCAGGTGCGCGCTTGTCGCCCGGTGCAACTTCCGGAGCTAGTCACCCGCGATAGCCGATTGAAGCCTTTGGTCGAGACCGGAACGGGCTCGATCCGCGAAGCGGACGAAAGCGGTGGTGCGCGAAGCGCAATCGCCCAACCCGCAACGGCCCAACCCAAGGCCGGATCATGAATCCTCCCATCCCCTCCTCACGCACTCTACCTCGCGCCAATAACGCCGAAGAAGAGATGCTTCGCAAGCTGGAAGCCCAGGATCGCTATCTGGCGAGGAGGCGGCTTAAATGATCAGCCGCACCTGCTCGGACTGCTCGAAGCCGATAAGCACGCAAGGCAAGACTGGCCGCTGTCGTCCCTGCGCCCTTCGCCACACCTTGTCCGATCCGGAGGTCAACGAGCGGCGCAAGGCTTCATCGATACGAACGTGCGCCAATCCCCGGGTAAGGGCGAAGATCGGCGCGGCGATATCTCGGGTCCGGCGTCGAATGATGGCTGAGGATCCGGCCTTCGCGGAGCGTGTGCGCGAGAATTGCCGCCGGCTCGGAAAATCGGGGCTTGGCGTTGCGGCGACCCCCTCTGGTTCGGAACCGCGAAAGAGAATTGCAGCCAAGCTTTCCGCTCATTACCTCGCGTGGTGCCCCGAGCAATACCGCGAAGAGTATCGCCAGCTCAAGCGCCGCAGGACCACAGCGAAGGCCAGGGCGATCATCCTCGCCAAAGTTACTCCGTTCGAATGGCAGATGCACCGGCTCAAGCAGGGCGCTGCGCTGATCGAAACGCCTGCATTCACCCGTCGCCATTCCGACGTCACGCTCGGCGGCGTAACTTCGATGGAGGGGATATGAACCTCTCCCTCCCAACCGAGCGCCAGGTACAGCGCGCCATCCTCCAGATGATGGGCATCGCCTTTCCGCGAGTGCGCGTCTGGCACATTCCCAACGGCGCCTACCTCGGGGACAACGAGCAGGCCCGCAAGCGCACAATGGACATGCTGCTCGGGGACGGGCTGAAGCCGGGCGCCCCAGATCTCGCCGCCTACTGGAACCACGGACATGCCTTGATCGAGGTGAAGCGGCCCGGCGGCCGACTTTCCCCGGCTCAAGAAGCGATGCACACCGAGCTTGGGGAGATGGGCTGGACTCCTGCCGTCGTCACCTCTCCATCCGAAGCCTTCGCCTTCCTTCGGGAGAAGGATGCTCCGACCAACCTCCGTGAATGGAGGGAGGCGTGAGCAAGACCCGCGACATCAACGCCATGCTCCAGAACATCGCCGCCCGGATGAGGAGCGCCGATGCCGCCGAACGTCGGAGCGCTGGTCGGCTCCTCGTCGCCCTTTGCGCGAGGTATGGCCGCAATCCAGCCGACTACGGCGTCAGGATCGATTACGATGCTCTGTACGGTGAGAGCCCATGGTGGGGGTACGCCAAGTCCCGCGATGAGGCCGCAGCGGCTTGTGAGGCAACCGATCCGCCGACGGCCCGCCTACTTCGCTTCGAGGCTGTTCGCTACCGTGCCTACGTCATGGGCCGCACTGGACGTCGCTGGCCCGATGGAGACGGTGGCGGATGCGCCCCCATGATCCAGGGATACGAAGACGTTCCTCACCTCGATTACTGCCGATCGGCTGTCTGTCCTCATAGGATGGAGAGGGCGGCGTGACCGAGGAACAGCTCATTGCGCAAGTGCTTGCGATCGGGTGGGAAGGGCTCCGGACCCGCTACGGCCCGTGCGAGGGCTACCTATATATAGTTCAGACCGAATCGAAGCCCTCCTTTATCAAGATCGGCTTCTCAAGATCGGATCCGCGCCTTTGTATGGCGGCCCTTCAAACCGGAAATCATCGCCACCTTAAAATTGTCACTTTCTGTGCCGGCTGTCGCCGTATGGAGAAAGCGCTTCACGATGCCTGTCGCGAACACAGGACTAGTGGAGAAAGGTTCTTTTTCCAGCCTGTTTCGGACACGATTCTCCGCCTCCTAGAAGAGCGCGGCGAGGAGGAGTTATGAGCCTCAAGGCAGAGGTCCTTGATGCCCTTCTCGCCGCCGGAGCCACGGCAGAGATGATCGTGGCCGCGGTGAAGGCGGACGTCGCCAGCGAGGATGCGCGCGTCCAGGCGAAGCGCGAGGCCAATGCCGCTCGCCAGCGCAAGTTCAAAGCGAAACGCAAGGTAACGCCGGATAACGCACGTAACGCGTTACCGAGTGTTACTAACGCCGGTAACGCCACCCCCCCCAATGAGAATATATCTAACCCCCCCGATCCCCCAGTTGAGGCTGACGCCTCAACAGCCCCCAAGGGCCGTGTCGAACGCGGATTCAAGATTCCGATCGATTGGGAACCGCCCACCATCGCCGAACTGTCGCCGGAAGCCCGAGCTCTCGCTGAGAAATGGCCCGCTGCAGCTTACCGAGCCGAGGCTGAGGCGTTCCGGAATTACTGGCTGGCCGAGACCGGCAAGGCCGCTCGCAAATCCGACTGGAACCGAGCCTGGGCGAACCGCATCGTCGCCGTGAACGGCAAGGTGATGCGACAGGCCAAATTCGCTGAGCCCTCGGTCGTCGGCAGGGCGAGCAAGGCCACGATGAACTCGACGCAGCTTCGCTCTGCCATCGCCTACGCTGAGGACAACGGAGATCCAGACCGTGCTGCCGACCTCAAGCGCCAGCTTGCCGAGCTTCAGCGCTGCTCGACAGGCCCACCTCAGCCGATCGGCAACCTCGTAGCCAAAGCTGCGAACGGAATCAGGATCACCCAATGAACAGGAGCAGGCGAGTGGCAGCGGCAGTCAAAGCAAATGAGATCGATCTTGCCGGCGGCGAACGGCCGAATCTGGCACTTGAGATTCCCGACAGCCAGAGCTTCGAAGCCTGGGAGGCGATGGGCCGCAAGCTCTGCGCCTCATCCCAAGTCGTTAACTGGTGGATTGGCGACTGGTGGGCGGCCGGAACTCATCGCTACGGCGAGAGGGCCAAGAAGGCGGCTGAGGGGATATTCGGACGCGAATTCCAGACTCTCCGCAACATCGCAAGCGTAACCTGCGCATTCGAAACGTCCCGGCGCCGGGACGTTCTCAGCTTCAGCCATCACGTCGAAGTCGCTGGATTATCTCCAGTTGAGGCCGACGCCTTGCTTGACAGAGCAGAGCAGATGAACTGGTCTACCCGCGAGCTTCGCAAGGAGGTAATGACTGTTCGCTCCGCGGCGATTGAGGAGCGCAAGCGCGACGTCATCGACATCCGCCCGGAGCGCGAGGAAGAGGCTTCGGAGGAGAGCCTGTCGTCCGCCGAGATCATCATCGAACTCGCCAGCGCTCTAAGCCGAGAGCGGGAACTGACGCGCCGAGAGAGCGGATGGCTTGAGACAGCCCTGTATCGCGCTCACGGTCGCGACGAGCGCGTGACGGAACCCTGGACTGCCGAGGAGGAGGTTCAGCTCGTCACCATGCTTCGCGAGGGCAAGCGCCCGCCCGAAATATCCACCATCACCGCCCGCAGCGAGTACGCCTTGTGGAAGCGGATCAACCTAATGGGCGGAGTCCGCAAGATCGTGGACAATGCGCCAGTGCAGGAATGGCCGCTTCCTCGGAACAAGACCGAAAGCGCGCGCGAGTGCGAAGAGGTAGGCTGAGGGCATGGGCAGGCATTCCGTCTACACACCGGAACTGGCGGCTAGGATATGTGCGCGTCTCGCTTCTGGCGAGAGCCTAAGGGCCATTTGCGCAGACGAGGACATGCCTCCTGAGAGCACCGTGCGGGAATGGGCTGTCGATGACCGCGAGGGCTTTGCCGCGCAGTACGCGCGCGCAAGGGAGGCTCAGGCCGATTTCCACGCTGACGAGATTATCGAGATAGCCGATAGCGCTGAGGACGCGCAGCTTGGGCGCCTAAGGGTCGACGCGCGAAAGTGGGTGGCCTCCAAGCTTGCGCCGAAACGGTACGGCGAACGATTGGATGTTGCGCACTCCGGGGATGTCCACCTGGCGATGGGGAATCTGGACGATAAGCTGTGACGTTCAGGCTGACCGCGAAGCAGCAGGAGGCTCAAGCCGTTCTAGCCGGCGATGCCAAGCACATAATGCTATTCGGTGGTTCGCGATCAGGGAAAACGTTCCTTCTCGTCCGCAACATCATCATGAGGGCCTTGAAGGCGCCCGCCTCGCGCCATGTGATATTCCGCTACCGGTTCAACTCGGTAAAGGCTGCGGTCATCCAAGACACGTTCCCGAAGGTGATGGACTTGGCTTTCCCTCAGGTCGCCTACAAGCTCGACAAGACCGACTGGTTCGCCACCTTTCCGAACGGGTCCCAGCTCTGGTTCGGCGGACTGGACGACAAAGAGAGGGCGGAGAAGATCCTAGGCATGGAGTTCGCGACCATTTACTTGAACGAGTGCTCACAGATTCCATACGAGAGTCGCAACCTCGCGCTGACCCGGCTGGCGCAGAGCGTGGAACAGGTCTTCGACGGCGCCGGCCGCGGGCCTCTGAAGCCACGCATCTACTACGACGAGAACCCGCCGGGCAAAGGGCATTGGACCTATCGGCTGTTTATCCAAAAGACGGACCCGGATTCGAGACAGCCTCTATCCAATCCGGACGAATACGCTTGGTTCAAGATCAACCCTGTCGACAACACCGAGAATGTCGCGTCGGACTATATCGAGACGCTGCAAAGCATGTCGGCGCGACTCCGCAAGCGTTTCCTCAGTGGCGAGTTCGGCGACGAGACGCCCGGCGGATTGTTCCACGACGAGATCATAGAGACCTGGCGCGTAACGGATGGTATCGTGCCCGAGTTTGTGAGGGTAGTGGTTGCGGTCGACCCGTCCGGTTCGGGTGACGTCGACAATGCAGACAACGACGCGATTGGAATAGTCGTCGCGGGGCTGGGGGTGGATGGCAACGCCTACATCCTTGAGGACTGCACCGTTAAGACTGGCCCGGCAACATGGGGGCGAATTGCGACGACGGCCTTCGATCGCCATCAGGCCGACATCGTCGTTGGCGAGATCAATTACGGCGGGGCTATGGTGAACGCGACGATTCAGACGGCCAGGCCGCGCACTCCATTTCGGCAGGTCACAGCCTCGCGAGGGAAGGCGGTTCGCGCAGAGCCGTTCTCCGCCCTCTATGAACAGGGCAAGGTTCGGCACGTGGGCAGGTTTCCCGAGCTCGAGGACGAGCTGACCTCATTCACGATCTATGGCTACGGGGGTGGAGGCTCGCCCAACCGCGCCGATGCCGCGATATGGGCACTGGCGGAGCTGTTTCCTGCGCTGGTGAGGCCAAGGACCGAGGTTGCTCCAGTGTCCATTCCCAAGCTGGCGACGGCGTTCAATAGGGGGCGATGAAGCCCGAAAGGACCAAAAGCCCGTCCAGCCCTAGCCCCGTATGATCCGCCCCGATCCCGAGGGGCGCAATGGCCGCATCTACCGACATTGACGAGGAGGCGCTGGACGAAGCCCCCGACCGCGACAGCAAGCGGCTCGATGATGTCCACAAGCGGGCTCTACGCCGGTTTGACGACACAGTCCTGCCTCAACAGGAGATTCGCGCTCACGCCCTGCTCGCCCGTCGTTTCATCTCCATTCCAGGCGCCATGTGGGAGGGGGATTGGGGCGACCAGTTCGAGAACAGCGTCAAGGTCGAGATCGACAAGCTCAGCCGCGGTGTCGAGAAGATCGTCAACGACTATCGGCAAAACCGCATCGTTCCCGACTTCCGCCCGGCCGGTGGCAACAGCGATCCGGAGACGGCCAATACGCTGGATGGACTGCACCGGGCAGACAGCTACCGCTTCAAGGCCCAGCAGGCGCGCGACAACGCGTTCGAGGAGGCTGCCGCCGGAGGGTTCGGGGCCTATCGCCTCCGGAGCGAATGGGACGATCCCTACGACAAGGATTCGGACGCCCAGCGCATCAATCCCGGGCTACTCATTGCCGACGCCGACCAGCGCGTCTTCTTCGACGGCAATTCCAAGCTCTACGATAAGTCGGATGCTCGCTTTGCGTTCGTCCTCACCGCCGACACGCGCGACGCATTCGAGGAGGAGTGGCCCGACAAAGCGGTTGACTGGCCTGATCCGAAGAGTGCGCTGTCCGAATATGGCTGGTTCGCGCCGGATATCGTCATCAAGTGCGAATATTACGAGGTCGAGGATCGCGACGAGAAGCTGCTGATCTTCACTCAGGCCCTGTCAGGCGAGGAGCAGCGCTTCTGGTCGTCAGAGATCGAAGCGGCGGAGATTGACGATCTCAGGGCGCAGGGATGGACGCTCGCCACCCGCAGGCGGAAGCGCCGCCGGGTCCACAAGTACCTGATGACCGGCGCCGAAGTGCTGAAGGACCAGGGCTTCATCGCCGGTGGCTGCATCCCGATTGTCCCCGTCTACGGAAAGCGCTGGTACGTCGACAATCAGGAGCGCTTCCGGGGCCACGTCTCGAAGCGGATGGACTCGCAACGCATCTACAACGCGAAGGTGTCTAAGCTTGCTGAGACCGATGCGCTGGCGCCGCGAGAGAAGCCGATATTCGACCCTGAGCAGTTGCCGCCCAACCTTCAAACCCTGTGGGCCGAGCAGGAGACGAAACGCCATCCCTACGCTCTGGCGAACGTTCTTCGAAATCCGGACGGCTCAATTGCCGCAATGGGGCCGATCGGCAAGATCGAGCCCCCGCAGGTATCGCCTGTCACCGCGGCGCTGCTTCAAATGGCCTCCGGCGACCTCACCGACGAGGATGAGAACGCGGATGAGGTGAAGGCCAACGTCTCGGAGGGCGCGATGGACATCGCCGCGACCCGGGTGGACGCCAAATCGGGGATCTATCTCGACAACATGCGCCAGTCGGTCCAGCGCGAGGGCGAAATCTACCTTGAAATGGCGCGCGAGGTCTACGCCGAGCCCGGCCGCAAGGTCGAGACCATGTCGGAAGAGGGCGACGACGGGGAAGCCGAGTTGCATCAGGCCTTCACCGACAAGCAGGGATCTCACCGCACGATCAACGATTTCACCAGTGGGCGCTACAAGGTCATTGCCGATGTGACCGAGGCGACCGCTACGAGGCGGGACAAGACGGTCAAGTCGGCGTTGAATACGGCTGCCGTGGCGCAGCAGGTAGGAGATACCGAGCTCGGGCAAGTTGCCCTCCTGACCGCCGTGATGAACCAGGACGGGGAGGGGATGTCCAATTTCCAGAAGTACGCCCGCCGCAAGTTGGTGGCGATGGGCGTTGAGGAACCCACGGACGAAGAGAAGGCCGAGATGGAGGCCGCGGCTCAACAGCAGCAGCAACCCGACCCGACGACGGTCGTCGCAGAAGCTCAGGCACATGCTCTTGAGGCGTCCGCCGAGCGCGATCATGCCGCGGCGGGTAAGGCCGTGGCCGATACGGCGCTTTCGAGGGCCAAGACCGCCGAGACTTTGGCCAAGGCTCATCAGACCGTCCATGCGCCTGCCAACGACACGGCGCCGCGTCCGAGGATCCGGATGGGCCGGGAGATAGGGCGATGACCCTAAAGGTTGTCGAGTTGCGCCCGAAGGCGCCTTGCGAAGATATCGTAGCGACCTTGCGCGTGATCGCAGACGATATCGAGGCCGGAAGGCACGATGCGGGGTCGTGGCCCGCCACTACGGCGATCTTGATACTTGGCCATGCCTCAGAGCGCCCGGATGGGCCTGACGTAACCCTTGCTAAGTACCACTGGCACACTCACGGCTTCGGTCCGAGGAATGACATATTCACATGTCGTGGCCTGCTCGCCACCGTCATCGGACAAGGCTTCGATTCCGACGACTGAAAAGGACCAAAAGCGCCACGCGCGCGTCCCCCGTAAAACCTGACCCCATCGGCACCCGCCAAGCCGCGATTGGTGAGAGCGAATGGGGATCACATGGCAGTAGAGCCGGAGGACGACGAGCTTCTTCTAGACCAGCAGGACGAAGGCCAAGGGGCCGACGAAGAGCGGGAGACAGAGGGGCAAGGTTCCAACGAGGCCGGAGATGAGGCCGACAAGGAACTGGAAATCACCTTCGGCGACGAGGCGGCGCCGGCCTCAGCGGAGAGTGACGAAGGCGAAAGCTCGGTCATTCGGGAGCTTCGAGAGCGCTACCGCGAGGCCACTCGCGAACTCTCGGCCCTCAGAAAGACAGCGCCGACGCCCCTGCTGGAGGATCCGGGTCCGGAGCCCGTATGGGAAGAGGATCAGGAGCGCTTCGAGTACGATCAGGACAGATGGATTTCCCACTGGCGTTCCTGGCAGACGAAGAAGCAGACCTTCGAAGCCGCCCAGCGGCAGCAGGAAGAGCACACCCGGACGATCACGGCCGCTTATCAAGCAAAGCGAGGCGAGCTGAAGATTCCGGGGATTGAGGATGCTGAGAAGCGCGTCTTCGAGCAGGTCGACGACCTCACGAAGAACGCTCTGATCCGAGCCGGGAATCCCGCCCTTGTGGCGGCGCTGGACCGGTATCCTCAGAAGCTCGCTAACCTCTCCAGCATCACCGATCCCGTCGAGCTGCTTCTAGCGATCGGCGAAATGCGAGGGAAACTGATCATGGCACCGAAGCGCAGAGCGGCCCCCGAACCCGAAGAGATCGCGAGCGGCAACGCCCGGGTGACGCAAGGGTCGGACAAGACGCTCGAACGCCTCGAGAAGGAGGCCGAGAAGACCGGGGATCGGACCAAGCTGATCCAATACCGGGCGCGGCTGAGAGAACGAGGAACCAAGTAACTTCAGCCTGAGGGGCTAAGACGATGGCGAACGGTTTCACCAAGCAAGAGCAGGTCATGTTCGATGACATGGTCGAGGGCTTCGACGATGCCCTCATCATCGGCAAGCTGGCCACAAAGTATCCGGTCCCAGGCGCCGAAGCGATGGAGCGGGCGCGCGATCAGTTCTGGATTCCGGCGCCGATGATCGGCTCGACCTTCAATGGGTTCGACCAGACCAGCAACTTCGGCGACCTGACCGAGACGGAGATCCAGGTTTCCATCGGCTACCACAAGTCGGATCCGCGCAAACTCTCCGCCAAGAATCTGCGCAACGAAACCGTCCTCAATCAGTGGGGCAAGGCAGCGCGCCAGAAGCTCGCTTCCGACGTGAACTTTGCGCTGTTTCAGACGGTGGCGCTTCAGGGCTCGGTCGTGGTCAAGCGTACCGTTGCCCCGACCGGCTACGACGACGTTTCGCTTGCCGACGCCGCCCTCACCGAGATCGGCGCCCCCATGTCTGATCGCGCGATGGTCCTGTCGCCCCGCGTCGCGAACGCCATGGCTGGCAACCTCGCCGCTCGCTCGACCGACAACAGCCGCGACAACACCGCTTACTCGAAGGCGAGGATCAACACCGGAATCGCCGGCTTCGACGTCTACAAGAACGACCAGTCGCTCAACCTGACGGCAGCTACCGGCGGTGCGGTGACGGTGAGCGGCGCCAACCAGTATTGGGTGCCCAAAGCCACCACGACGGACAGTCTCGGCGTCGAACTCAATGTCGACAACCGCTACAGCGATCTGGTCGTGGCCGGTGGTACCTATGCCAATATCAAGGCGGGCGACGCGTTCACCATTTCGGGCGTGAACTCGGTCCACATGATCTCGAAGCAGGACACTGGCCAGCTTCAGACGTTCCGGGTCATCTCGAAGCCCGCGGCCAACACGATCCGCGTGGCGCCGGCGATCATCTCGGCCCAGGGCGCAAGCCGTGCGGAGGTGGAATATCAGAACGTCACGGCCACGCCTGCGAACGGCGCCGCCCTGACGTGGCTGAACACCGTCACGGCGCCGCTCAACCCGTTCTTCGTGCGCGACTCCCTGCTGCTGCTTCCGGGCAGCTTCGTGGTCGATCCAGAGGACGGGTGGAACACGATGCGGGCGCAAACCGCGCTTGGGATCGGGGTCACCTACACGCGCCAAGGCGAGATCAACGATCTCAGCGTCAAGGCCCGCTTCGACATCGACTTCGGCACGGCGCTCACCAATCCTCAGCTCGCAGGTGTCGAGCTGTTCAATCAGTCCTAGTCGGGCGGAAGGGAGTAACGGACATGACCCAGAAGACCAGAGCCGCGAGGCAGTCCAACGCCGCCGCCGA